CTGCGGCGTGTGTGCGATCTCAAGGCCTGGAATGGGTGAGACCCGCCCTCGTTGGGCGTCTGGCGCCCACCCTCATGCATTTGGGTACTGCCGTGGCATATCAAGTGTATGGCTGGAAGGCGCTGGCCCTAACGGTCCCTCTGCACCTCGCGTTCAATTTCGGAACATACGCGGCACTATACGCAAGTCCCAGGCTGGAAGCCGCTTGTGGAGTCACGATCCGTTCCGAACTCGGTCCCATCACGCAGTTGGCCTGGAGTGGTTGGCGTTGGACGTGTGCTGCTGCGGCCGCCCTCGCCGTGTACGCGGTCTGTCCGGGTATCACGGTCGATCAAGACTTTGCCGCAGCGCGCGCTTGCTGGTGGTATGGCGTGCCTAATCCGGCGTCTGCGGTCCACCCCCTTCCCGTGGGAACCCGCGTGTGCCCGGCCGCGAGTCTCCCCTGGTGGGAGGAAATCGGTCCAAAGGAGTGGCGTTGGAACTCTCTCACCGTTCAGGTGGGCCATGAGTCCATCCGCGTCGCGAGCCTGGGCTCTGCGGTCAAAAAAGTCGTCGACACACTGGAGCACACCAATGCTCTGTGTTCCTGTGAGGGCATCAATCTGCCAGCTGCAAGTTGTGTCGCTTGCGCCGAACGCAGACCAACGGATTTCGTTTGGCCTCTCGTCATGACTTCCGGAATGCTCTACAAGCCCTCCTCGGCTCCAAGTGCAACGCTGGCTGCTCTCGCATCGCGCTGGTTCAACGACCTCCATGGTTGGCGTCAAGATCCGGAATCCGAGGCTCTTTGGCTAGTCGACATGGACTGCAAACTGGCGCCCGTCGTGGCCATCCTCCGTGGCGTGATAATCCTTCAAGGCACCCAAAATTGGCTCACCGTTGACGAATGCGCTGCCCTCATGCCAAAGGCCAAGGGTCGTCTGCTCATTGAGGCTGAAAAGACGCTGCTCCTCATGGGACCTGTGGGCAAGTCCGCCGTTCAGGTGAAGCACAATGAGACCATCAAGGCCAAGGCTTTCGGCCCTGCCGGTCCGGTCCTCAAGCCGCGCGCCATCATCAATGTCGACCCAACCCTGCAAGTCACTGTGTTACCAGTTTCGCGTGGCCTTACCGATGAGTTGAAATCAATCTTCGATGGTTCCAAGGTCGTCACTGTTGGGGAGTACGCGGTGCGCTTCGTCGTGGCCAAAGCCGACCCTGAGCATTTAACTGCCTACGCGCGCCTGATTTCCGATGAGACCGACATGGTGGTCATCGTCTCGTGCGACGATACGGTGGTATCGTCCGGCAGATATGCGTCCGAGTTTGGCGCCGACTACATTGAGACGGACTTCAGCGACTTTGACCAAAGCCAACACGCTGCGTTTTTCGCGGCGGACGCTGACCTTTTGGGCACCCCGAAAGGATGGTGGGACCTCCACCTGCTCATTAATTCGATGCCTGTGGCCTCCAAAAAGAAGGCTCTCGACAGCATTTGGGTCAAGATCTCAGCGGTACTCCGACACGCCATGCGCACTGGAGTCGGCACCACATCGATCTTGGGCAGCTTGCACAATATCATGTCTTGGATTTATTGGCTTTTGCGCCGTTCTCTGGGCTTCGCTGTTCGATACGACGAGGCCGCCCTTGAAATAGGGTTGACGGCCAAAGTCGTATACCACAAGTGTCCGGGGGAGGTTACTTTCCTGCGTGGGGTGTTCCTTGGCGACACGTGGAACGTGTTGCCATCTGTGTGCCTCAAACTGGGCAAAGTCATGAGAGACCCGGAGAGTCTCAAGATATCCGGAGTCGATATGTTCCACGCGATCATGTCCAGTGTCCATGTGCCCACAGATTACCCCATCGTCGGTGCGTTCAAGCAACTATCGGAAGCCTTGGTTCGGGTCCAGGGCGGTGTCTCCGATCGGGCCATTGCGTTGGCTCGCGACCCCAATCTGGTCGAAAACCACCTGCACAAGGTGGTGTACGCCTCCGCTTCGCGCCGCGCCATGCTCACATTCATGGCCGCCCGCTACGACATCACCGAGGGTGAAGTCCTCGAAGTGGAGCGCCTCGTTTTGTCTGTTTGTAGCCTGCCAGTCATGGTCTGCTACCCCGCGTTTGAAAAGATGCGCAACGTGGATTACCAGTGATCGGCGGGCTTTTCGGTCTTCGAAAAGTTCGGTTCACAACCGACACCGTTCGGAGTGACAGAGTGTAATATTGGTTTGCGAAAAGTGCAGCTCACAACTGCCACCATTCGCAATGAAAGCGTGTCCCACGATGGAGTGCAAACAATTCGTAGAGCAGGACGTGGTTGTCCCTGCTCGCCCATGCATTTGATCACGCATGGACCCGCTCGAAAATTCTCACATCACCACGAACGACAATAATTTATGGCACCACGCCGCAATCGGCAAAAAGCCGCGCAAGCAGCGCCTCAGCGTCAGGCACCAGCGCGCCAGAGAAATAAGAGGCCGTCTAGGCCTCAAAAGTCTCCCGTCAAGCCGACCGTCGGCCTTGCACCAGCCCGGTCCTTCACCGCAGCTTCCAAGCCCAACCGCTCACCTCTTACCCTCATGCAGCAAAAGATCACGGGCCAGGAGGCTAGCGCTGCCCAGTATCTCGTCGGACTGTCAACCCCCGCCACACCCTGCCGTGTCCCGGTTGTCCTCGGAGAGTTTGAACTCGATACCAACACCTACAGCTACGTGTTCAACGGAGTTGCCTATGCTTCCAACCAAGGAGTGGCGTACGTCGCTGCTTGCACCGACGGATGGTGGCAGACCGCAGGAGCCGCTACCGAGGAGCTCGAGTTTCTTGGAAACACAAACGGAGGCTATCCTCTCTGGTACACTTTGTCCGGAGGTGGAGCTTCCGCTAGTCCACCCGTCGGCTCCGCATCCGACGCCAGTCAAGGCAAAGTGCAAATGCCCAAACTCGATCCTGGTCATAACTCTGGTAGCCGCGGAAGATGCACAGCCATCATTCTGTCCATGTGGCCTGACTCTCCTGCCACCACTACCCAAGGCGACATCTGCTTGGCAGCCTTGAGCTCCGAGCAGTCCCTCGATGACGGCGTTCTGAACAGTGCGTCATTCAGCTCGATCGCAGCGTTGCCCCAAGAGTATGTATCACATTTGGAGATGCCTTTGGCCAATTGGGATCCATCCAAACAAGCGCACGCCTTTCCGGTTCCGTTTAGTGAAGATTGTCTCGCCATCCAATACCTTCCGACTACCGGCGTTACCACTTGCGGCCACATCGGAGTGATCGCCATCACCAGCGGGTGTGCCACTGGACAAACGTTTCGTTACCGAGTTGAGTACAAGTACGAAACCACTGCACCGTACAGTTACCTTACCGGTTTGGAGCATGTTTATGGATCCCGTCCCGATCCTGTTTCTCTCGAAACACTCGCTCCCCACTTGTCCAACCTCCGCCCTATGTCTGTGTCCGCCATGCCAGCCAAGCATCTGCCCGGAATTGCTATGTCCGCCATCCAAAAGACTAACCAAGGCTTGTTCAGCAAGCTCGCCTCTGCTGCCACGAGTGGAGGTCTTGGTAAGGCCCTCGGGGGCGTAGTATCATCCGGCATCAAGTCCATACCGTATGTTGGAGGCCTCCTAGGTGGGCTCTTCGACTCTGTGTTCGGTTGACCCGAGCGGGT